CATGCTGAGGTGGCAACTATCAATACCCTTGCTTGCTCCGATATGGGAGTCGGCACTGGCGGAACTGCGCCGCCGCCAGCTGTCTATAACTCGTAGGGTAAGATTGAATTAAGTAACGAATAATTGAGTATTTTTGTTATAACAACGAAAGATATGATTGCAACACACAACTCATGGTCCTATCTCCCTGAACGCCGATGGTGGATGCGACTGCTCCGGTTCTGCTCAAGGTGCCAGGACCGCACCATCGGGGAGCAGCTCAAGGACGGAGTCAGATACTTTGACCTCAGACTCAAGTTCAAGAGGCATCTGTTCGGATTGGCACACGGACTGGTGGAGTACGAGGCAGGGAGCCTGACGGTCAGTCTCAGGGCATTGGACGCAGTGGCCGAACAGGAGCAGCTGTATGTACGTGTCCTGATGGAGAACAGACGGCCCACGCCTGATGTCGAGGATTCGTTCACCTACTGCTGCCGCATGTATGAGCGTGCCTACCCCAACATCAGATGGGTAGGAGGACATGGGGCACATGCACCCAACTGGGGCAGACAGTACTACCGATTCAAGGCCCAGTCACCTGCCATCACGGAGATACACGCCTCTGTATGCGAGAAGGGATGGCGGCGGCTGATGCTGAGAAAGTTCGCCATGTCGCACAATACACCAAGCAAGATTGAACATGAGGGCGAGATACTCATGCTTGACTATTACGAACTATGACAGAGATTCTGGTTGTTGGAATAGATCCGGACATTGAGGCTTCGGGAGTTGCGGTCTATGACTGCAGCCTCCGGGCCTTTGTCCTTTGTACCACCATGTCACTGCCCGACCTCGCGGCGTGGCTGTCCGAAGTGCCGGTGTCCGACACTCTTGTGGTATTGGAAGAAAGTTCCCTATCTACCAAGAACTGGCACATATCCCCGAGGGACAGCATATATGTTGCCGCCGCAAAGGGAAGGTCAGTGGGCCTGTGTCATGCGACGGCCAGACACATATCGGAGTTCTGCAACAAGTTTGGAATCGGGTACATTGCCAAGACTCCACTGAAGCTGAACTGGAAGAACGGCAAGGCCAGCCATGAGGAGGTGGCATCCATACTACCCGGCTGCCCCAAGAAGACCAATCAGGAGGTACGGGACGCGATGCTGCTTGCATGGAACATTGTGAGGAGATGAAGGACGAGAGAGTCAGCGTCAGGTTCAAGGCGCATACGGTCATGCTGCTGATGGAGATGTCGGAACGCACGGGAAGTTCCATGTCGGTCATCATACGCATGTTCGTTGAGAAGGGAATAGACCGGCTCCTCGATGATGAAGGTAATCTGCAACTCAAGATAGATGAGAGAAGTCAAGGTAAAGGATGTGGACCTGAGAACGATGACGCTCCTGTGTGAGATGTACGCCACTCTGAGAGAACGCGTGCGGCATGCCGACCTGCCGTACTGCGGCATCAAAGATACCGATGACTTATTGCATGACACCATACTGACAGTTGCCCAGGATGCCGAGGCACGGACACTGACGGGACAGCAGCTGGAAGAGTTCTTTATGTACCGGTTCAACATGGTGCTCTTCCAGAACGTCAAAGACTATAACAGCGAACACATGAGAATATCCAACTATGCCGACGATTTACAAAAGACCAAAGCCAAAGCCAAAGAGAATCTACCGGAATGATACCGGGCGACGCGGAGAACGGCAGGACATCTACAACACTCCTGAATGGGTGAGGCTCCGCCATGCCAAGTTCCTTGCACAACCGTTGTGCGAGATGTGCGAGATGGAAGGACGCGCAGTTCCGGCTGATGACATACACCACATCGTGAGTTTCATGACAGTACCTGATGGTGACGCACGCAAAGCTCTGGCCTATGACATGGACAACCTCATGAGCCTGTGCCGTCAGTGCCACCTCAAGGTGCATCACGGCATCTCTCCCTACGACTGACGGGTATGGGTCGAAAGTTTTCGCAAAAGGCTTCCAAACCCCTCGCCTGGTCATCTTTACACGCAAGGTAATTTTTCAAATCTCAAAATGTCAAAAAAAACGAAATTCCAAACTCCGGACGGGCTGACCGCCGAGACACAGAAGTTCATGACCGCCGTGGTCAAGAAACTTGAATCGATGCACGCACTTGAAGAATGTGACTTCGGCTCCCTGTATATGCTCGCCAACTCATACGACTGCTATGTTCTCGCAACTCAGATGGTACGCAAGGAAGGGCTTGTTATAACTCTGCCGCAGGGCGGGCTGACAGAACATCCGGCGGCAAAACTCCAAAACAAATACTACGGTCAGGTTCTCGCCTTCATGAAGGAGATTGGTGTGACTCTCAAGTCCAGGGAGCGCATCAAGTCCCTTAATGCCGAGGGCGAACAGGACGACTCGCCTATTAACCAATTCCTCTGAACGTGAAGTACACCTGGGAGAGTTACATCGAAGACGTCAATGCGGGCAAGGTGACAGCATGTGAATATGTGCGCCTTGCCTGTTGCCGTTTCTTGAACATGCGCCATGATCCCAGGTATGAGTTCAGGAGCGAGGCGGCCGAGAGGGTGGTTGGCTTCTTCGGGGTGCTGCGCCACTTTACGGGCAAGCATGCGGGCAAGGTCTTCAAGCTGGAGCCGTGGCAGCAGTTCATACTCGCTGCGGCCTACGGGTTCTACCATGCAGGGACGGACCGCCGTGTAGTGACATCGGTCTACATAGAGATGGCGCGAAAGCAGGGCAAGACGGCCCTTGCCGCAGGTCTGTGCCTGTATCATCTGATTGCCGACGGGGAAGAGGGTGCGGAGGTCTATCTGGCCGCCAACTCGCGCGATCAGGCGAAGATTGCCTATACGTTCGTCAAGGCCTATGCCGACAATCTGGACAAGAAGCATCGTGTATTAGCCACATTCAGGGACAACATCACCTACGACCGGAAGCACGGCAAGCTGAAGGTCCTCGCGGCCGATGCCACCAAGTTGGACGGCCCGAACCCCTCCATGTTCCTGCTTGACGAATACCATGCCGCCAAGGACACCAGCCTCAAGGACGTGCTCCAGTCAGGTCAGGGCATGCGCGAGAACCCCATGCAGGTCATCATCACCACTGCGGGCTTCGACAAGCTGGCACCATGTTACGAACTGCGTACCACATGCACCGAGATACTGAGCGGCGTCAAGGACGATGACAGCCAGTTCGCCGTCATATACACCCTTGATGAGACTGACGACTGGAAAGACCCTGCCGTGTGGTGCAAGTCCAACCCCAACCTCGGTGTGACGGTGCGTCCCGCCTACTTGCAGGAGCAGGTGACCCGCGCCAGCAACACGGCATCGGAGGAGGTCGGCATCAAGACAAAAAACCTTAACGTGTGGTGTGATGCCTCCACCGTATGGATTCCCGACCACTACGTCCTCAAGTCGGTACACCACCGCTCCATTGACGAGTTCAAGAACCGCGACTGCTACATCGGTGTCGACCTCTCGTCAACGAGTGACCTCACGGCGGTCGGCATCATGGTACCTGACGGGCAGGACTGCTATTGGTGGGTGCGTTACTACCTCCCTGAGCAGAGCCTCAAGGAAAACCGCTTCAAGCAGCTCTACGGCGAGTGGAGACGGCAGGGCGCGCTGACCGTCACCCCAGGCAACGTGGTTGACTACGACTACATCCTGCACGATATTATGGCCATAAACGAGACGTGCCACATCATGAGCATTGCCTACGACTCATGGAATGCGACCCAGTTTGCCATCAACGCCACCGATGCGGGCCTTCCTATGGAGCCGTACTCGCAGAGTCTGGGGTCATTCAACAGGCCGACCAAGGAGTTTGAGCGACTGATGCTTTCTGGCAGGGCCAAGATAGACTCCAACGTCATCAACCGGCACTGCATCCGCAACGTGGTGATGGCCTACGACCGCATGGGCAACTGCAAGCCGACAAAGCAGTTCATCGAGAAGAAGATTGACGGTGTCATCACCATGCTGGAGTCTCTGGGCGCATGGCTCAACTCACCGCACTGGGATTCGTTCGTATAGTGTCGGACATCGGGGCGGTTAATTGGAAACGATTAATCGCATGAACATACTTGGCTTAGAAATCCGCAAGGCATCGAAGCAGGAACAGGTGGACGTAATCAGTGGCGGCGGCTACGTGGGCACGTCCCTTTCTTCTCGCTCCAAACCGATGCTGCTCTCCACGGTATACAGGTGCACTGACCTCATCAGCGACTCTGTGGCCGTACTTCCCTTGAAAATCTACAAGCTGGACAAGGACGGCTTCAAGAGTGAAGCCAAAGACCATCCTCTCTTCTGGGTTCTTGACCATGAGCCCAACGAATTCATGGACCGATACGTCCTGATGAAGACGCTCATTGTGTCGGCCCTGCTCAAAGGCAACGGCTATGCCTACATAGAGCGCGACAAGGACATGCACCCGACTCAGCTCATGTTCTTCCCTGCCGATGAAGTCAACCCCGTATGGGTGACCGACAAGTCGGGCATGAAGCATCTGCGCTACAGGGTCAACAGGGTAAGCAATCTTTTGGATCGAGATGAGCTGATACACCTCAAGAACTTCACGTATGACGGCATTGTCGGCATATCGACACTCAGCCATGCCCGTCAGACCATCGGTATATCCACCGCATCCGAGGAATCTGTCATCAACTTCTTCGAGGGCGGCCAGCAGATAACCGGCATACTCACGTCAGAGGGTGCGAGACTGACTGAGGAGCAGAAGGACAACATCTACAGCAAGTGGAAGACAAACACAGCCAACGGTGGCCTGCAGATTCTGCCGGGCAACATGCACTACCAGGCTATCGGTGTCAGTCCCAAGGACAGCCAGATGCTGGAGTCTCGCGCATTCAACGTGGTTGACATCTGCCGTTTCTTCGGTGTCAGCCCTGTCAAGGCCTTTGACCTTACCAAGTCGAGTTATTCCACTGTTGAAGCAACCCAGTTGCAGTACCTCATTGACACCGCACTCACTTGGATTACGAAGCTGGAACAGGAACTGAACCGCAAGCTCCTGCTTCCTCAGGAACGCGGCCAGTACATAATCGAGTTCGACACATCTACCCTGCTGCGTACTGACAAGAGCGCACAGGCCACCTATTTCCGCGAGTTGTTCAACATAGGCGCATGTACGCCCAACGAAGTCCGCAAGATGGCCAATCTGAGCCGCATTGAAGGCGGTGACGAGGCTTTCGTTCAGGTTAATGTCCAGACATTGAAGCACGCGACTAAGGAAATGTCCGACAACGGCGCGGTTAACGAATAAAAAGACCCGAAATGGAAGACGAGAAAAGAGAAATACGCAATGTGTCGGCCCCTTTGACGAGGGCTGCTGACCCTGAAAGCCGCATGGTTGAAGGCTACGCTCTGCTGTTCCGCACTCCAAGTGACCGCCTGGACTTCGAAGAGACCATTGATGAAGGCGCCCTTGACGGTGTTATTGAGCGCTCTGACGTGTTCTGCGTCATAGACCATGACATTAACCGCGGCGTTTTGGGCCGTTGCAAGCGTGGCGAAGGCAGTTTGAGCCTCACAATAGACGAAAAAGGCCTCATGTACCGCTTTGAAGCGCCAAAAACCGCTCTTGGAGACGAATTGCTCGAGAATCTGCGTCGCGGAGAGATTGACGAGTCATCTTTCTGCTTTGACGTTGAAGACGAGGAATGGATCAAGAAGGAGGACGGCTCATGGAAGAGAAGCATCAAGCAGATAGGCAATCTGTACGATGTGTCGCCCGTATACCGCGCCGCCTACTCATCCACAAGCGTATATCTGCGCGGACTGGAGCTTGCCAAGGAGAAAGAGGCCGAAGAAGCCAGAAAGGCCGCCGAAATGCCGGCATCATACTTTGAGAACCTTACCAAAACATTCAATATCTAACCCTTTTCAAAACTATGGCAAAAGAAAAGACCATCGTTGAGCTGCAGGCAGAGCACGCTTCTCTGCGTTCAGCAAGCAAGGGCATCCTGGAATCAGCACAGACTGAGAAGAGAGCCCTGACCGAGACCGAGAATGCCACACTGCAGGGCAACCAGCTCCGCATGGCAGAGATTAACCTGGAGATTGAGCAGCGCAATGCTGAATCACGCAGCCAGGCAGTTGAAAACAAGCAGAAGAGAGGCTTCTCTCTTGTACGCGCCATCCGCAACCAGATGGAAGGCCGCGCTCAGGAAGACACTGAAGCTGAAGTAATGGAACGCGCTGCTGACCGTCAGGGCAACCTTGACCATAACGGCATGCTGATTCCTTTCTCAGCCGGTGAGAACCGCTCAGCTCTGACCACCACCAATGCCCAGACCTACGGTTACATTGACCAGGACAACATGGAGATTGTTCTCCCGTTGGAAAAGCAGCTGGTACTTGCTCAGGCTGGTGCCACCATCATGACAGGTCTGAAGGGCAACCTCCAGTTCCCGGGCATGAGCGACGTCACCGTAGCATGGGACGCTGAGAACGACAACGCATCTGACGGCACACCTACCATCAGCAGCGCTCTGAACCTGACTCCAAAGAGACTCTGCGCTTATGTTGACATCAGCAAGCAGCTTCTCGTTCAGGAGAACCGCGACATCGAAGGCTACATCCGTCAGCTCATCTCGATTGCCATTGCCCAGAAGCTGGAAAGCACTCTGCTCGGCAAGGCAGCAGCAGGCGACGGCCCTGCCGGACTGTTCAACACCAAACCGACCATCAAGGGTTCATTCTCATGGCCCAACGTGGTAGACATGGAAGAGGCTGTATTGAACGCTGGCGGTGTACAGGGTGGCGCTATGGGCTACATCCTCCACAGCAAGCTCTACGCTAAGGCTAAGGTAACCGCTAAGGAAGCCGTTACAGGTGCCGGAGGTCTCGTTATGGACGGCAACAACGCCATGTTGAACGGCTACCGCTGCTTCGTTACAGGCAATGTCGCCAACGAACTTGAGACTGCTCCTGCAGTGGGCTCAACACCTGCTGTCAATGACGGCTACGGTGCCATCTTCGGCAACTTCGCTGACCTCGTCATCGGCAACTGGGGTAACCTCGACATCGTTGTTGACCCATACACACAGGGCATCGGCGGTAAGGTTCGCCTCATCGTCAACTCATACTGGAACGGCGGCGTAACCCGCTCAGGTTCCTTCAAGACTGCTGCTCTTAAGTAAGCATTCCACCAATAGGGTCAGGGTGATTGGTTTCACCCTGACTCACCAAAACCACAACAATGAGATACATTACCCTTGATGAGATAAAGAGGCAGGTCAGCGTTGATACTAATATCGACGACACACTGCTCGGCCAGCTCGGAGACGCTGCGGAACAGGCAACGGAAAACCACATACATCAGCCGTTGTCCAACACCCTCGGCGTGGATGGAGACCTCCCTGTCGCACTCCGTCAGGCCATTCTCATGATGGTATGCACCCTCTATGAGAACCGCGAGAGTATGAGTACGTACCAGTACCACTATTCTCCGGCATACGAATGTCTTATAGGTCCATATCTCAAGTTCTGATGAGAGCCAACGAGTACAGATACCAGGTCACCATCAAGCGTTCCACAGGCACGCCTGATTCCTACGGCTTCACAGCATCGGTGTGGAGCAATGTATCTGTCAGCCGTTGTGCCCGTACTGTCCAGAACAGCAGGAAGGCCCTTGCAAGCGGTGAGGTATGGTATCCTGCCGCCGCCACATTCACATTCCGTATTGGCACTGACATTAAGAACGGCGACCGCATACAGGACGGTGACAACCTGTATGATGTGGTGAGTGTCGTAAGTGATAGGAAACTGAGGGAGATAACCGTCAACGCCGAACTGCACAATGAGTGAGCCTGTTCT